GGGCTTGATACGGTCGAAAAGACACATCAGTTCATTTACCCCGCTGGTGTATTGAGCAAGGGGGGTACCGGGAGGATCGCCCGCTTGGAATAAATCAACATCGTTATTCGGGATCGAAACATGCCAATAGTGGGCGCGGCTGAACTCTGTGATGGTGCAGCTTTGCCCGGTCACACGGTCGGCGATTTCTTTGTAGTAGCTCGGAGACTGGCCCCCGCTGGCTGTCATTTTTCCATGGAGCTGTTTACGTCTAACAGCCTTATCCGTTGCCGGGTTGGTGTTGCAATGGTCAGGCAAGCCAGCGACGCGCTCCCAGTCTTCCAGCATCTCGTCAGTCTTTGACCAGTCGGATTCCGTTTGTAGTAAATCCAGAAGCTTATTTTGAACCCGGCTGAGTTCATCCCCAAGCCCGTGAAGGAACCTATAGAACCGCGTTCCTTCCTCGAACGACCAAACCGCCCCCGGTGGGTAATGATTATAAAGCGCCTTTGCAACGGTTGCCGCCGTGTCAGCTATGAACCCCCCGCCCAAAATCATGGCGCGGCCTGGTAGGTGACGGTTCCAAGGTATGCCAAATGCGCCGCGCTAGTCACTGCAATATCAGACGAACCCGCCCCGCCGTGTACCGCGTCAAGTGTCCAGTGATTGACATCGGCCGCCGCTGCAATGGCGGAAAGGATCTCGCTGTTTTTGATAGTGACACCGGGGGCCGCTTCGCGCTTAAACATCGCCTCAAGCTCTGCTGTGACGTTGGCTTGTGTCGTGCTGTTGTTGGGGTTCAGTGCAATTGTAAAATTAACCGCCTCGGGCGTCGGTGCTGAAACCGTAACGTCTGCCGTAATTGGTCTGTTCTGAGCGTAGCCATCCGCGTCATCGTTCTCAATGGCTGCCGCTACTAATGCAATGTCCGCCGCGCCTGGGAAAATAGCAGCGCCCGTGCCTGTCAGTGTGAACTTAACTGAAACTTCTCCCTCTGTTGGCGATGTCACCCAGACCCGATCAACGGCTGCGGTAGTTCCTGTGGTGCCCTGTGCCCATTGTTTGTAATCAGCTTCAGCGCCGCCTTGGGGCTGGTTTCTGATGCGGTCCAGTACCCTGGTTTTCAGTGCTTCCAGTGTCTCGGCATCTTTGCCGCCTGTCGCAACCCCTGTACCGGGTGTGACCATCACCGTTGAATTGATGCTGGTGATAGGGTTCACAAGCTCCATAGTCTCGGCAAAATCAGTCATGTTGTAAGCGGTGCCAATAGCAGACGCCTGGACCGCGATGTCAGCATTACCGCCTGCAATGGTGCCCGCTGCCGTGGTCGCGTATTCAAGGCCGTTGACCCTGGCAACCAAGGTGCCCGAAGGGATCACCGTGCCGTTCGTGCCGTAAAACTGAAAGGTGCCCGTTGCACGAACCCCGGCCGAATACTCTAACCCCCATTGGGCGGCGACTTTCTGCATCGTTTCAAGGTCGTCAATTGTGTCGTAGATGAGCTGTCTCGATAACCACTTTGCATACCCATAGATCCCATAGGAAACACCGGCCAGAACCCGCGCCGTGACATATAAAAAGGTCCGTTTAATCTTAGACCCTTCACCCGGTAGTCGGGTTTCAAAGTCGTCTTCAATTCGGGTAATCAACGCGGAAAGACTGGGCGTTGAGTAAAGCGTATCAAGTGGCATTGGCTACCGCCTCCCATAGGCTCGGAAATCTCAGCACCGTTTCGTCCCCTCTCGTAATAGTGACAACGAGCGCCGCCCGTTCCTGATTTGTTTGTTCCTTCAGCTCAACGTCTACCGCCTCAACGAATCCATCAGTGACCATCCATTGAAGCGCCTCGTTTGCGTAGTCGATCGCCTTGGCTCTGTTTTGTGCTGTGTTCTTTACGCGTTCTAATAACCACAATTTAGAGCCGAAGTTGTCACCACCCTCGACCGCCCAAAAACCACGCACGCTATCCCCTGCAACGGGTAGCGCGTCGTCTGGCTCTGCCCGCGCATCGCTGAACAATGAGATCACCACCAACCGCTCAAGGCTTGCAAAGTCGGCCTCTTTTGCTGTGGGCACAGGATCGAAAATCTGTGTTGTTGTGTGCCCTTCGTTGGCTGGTAGTGTAAATGGACCGATCGACATGGCTGAACTATAACCGATCTTTTCTTATTTAGCGCCGGGATTTTTTTAGATTCCGGGCCGATTTTGTTAGTCGGTGGCCTTCACTGTGGTCGATCCCCCGGTGACTGTCCCGGTAAATGTCGTACTGGCCAACGGTGTAACGGCTCCCGGTGCAAGTGCGTTGACCCCTGCGGTGACTTGATTCAGCCACGTGGTCAACGCCGCATCACTCACGGCTATGGCGTCGCCTTTTCGGGCTACTTCTTTGGATGCCCCCGCGCCGCCTAATAACACCTCTTCACCTGCTTTGGGTGTCAGAACTAAATTCCCCGCGTCGTCAATCTTGAGCGTTGCCCCGGTGAAGTTATAAACGGCAACCTCGCCCTTATTCAGTCCGGTGATTCTGAAGCGTCGATCACTGACGCAAATGACTATTTGATGATCGCGATTGCCGCCCAAAGACAGCGCCACGGCTTCGGCTGTTCCTGTGCTGTCCGGGTCTTTCGGGCGGCCGGTTATCCCGTACGGCTCAAAGTGCTCCAGGTCGTCGTCTGTTGCCTCGCCCGAAACCTTGAGCTGTAGGGCCTGGAGTTTGGTTGATGCTGTGGAAAGTACGACCGAACCCCGCTCAACCAAGCCGTAGAGCCGCGATCTCAGGTTGGTAAAACTATCCATTGTCGTCCTCTTCGGTGGTGGCTGCTTCCGTTTCTTTTTCTACCTCTGGTGTTTTGACGACCTTCACGCCGTCCTTGAGGTTTTCAAATGCGCCGGTTTTCTTTTTCTTTCGTCGTTTTCTCGGGCGTGGTTTGAATGGCTCTATTGGTTCATACCCCTCAACGGGTGCGAGTTGGATTGAAGTAGTCGAGCCACCGGCCCCCAAACGATACGCCACCTCAACGGTTAAAAAATCGGCGTCTAATCCGCTCAACTCATCAACGACGGTGACCATCTGATTAGGTTCCCATAGCTGCCCATTACCTTGTCGCCACCCCTGCACCGTGTAACGTATCTTGAGAGACTTCCCATACCTGGCCGCTGCTTCCCATGCTGCCCGCTGTTTGCACCGTGCTTTACTGGCTCGGGCCTCTGCATCCAATACAAGGATCCGCGTTCTATCTATGGCGGTGTCGCTGGCCTCTCCATTGGTTTGGAGAATGTCTCCATAGTCGTTGTCATCCCCCGCGCGCTGTCCTTTGATCCGGTATTCGCTGAACCGCTCAGAGACATCAAAAGAAACGCTACCCGCTAAGACGTTTTCACCCACCACGATCGCCGTGTGTGCGTCGGTTGTTCCTGTCTGTGAAAACGTTAACTCGCCTTTTTTGTTCGTTTCAAAATGCCCGGCGCGAGTCAGGAGCAAATTGCCCGCCGCGTCATCGGTAACAAGTAGCGCCCGCAACCGGGCCATTCGTTCGATCGCATCGAAGACCGTTTCCCCGCGCTGCGTCTTGTGGCGTTTTATCTTGCTGCCAGTATTGACTACGGTCTTGACTGTTATTCCGTACGTCCCGGCCAGTTGTGTAGCGATGTCTTCGAGCTTTTGATTTCGCCATGAGCCACCCGCCACGGCTGAACAGTCAACGAGATCGGAAGTCTTAGACCGCCCTGCAACGGTTATTTTGTGATCGGTGGCTGAGTAATTAATATCGAGGGAATCAATGTAGCCGTTCATCACTCGATCAGCGCCTAAGTAAACCTCAACCGGCGATCCCGGCTTGAGTCTTAGCGGGTTTGATTCACCGGGGAAACGCTCCGAAGCCCTGAACGTAAACGCCCTGGCGCAGTTCTCAAGGCTTGCGACCACCTCCAACTCAGTCCACCCGACAAACTCCCGGCCGTACACCTTGAGGCGTGCCAGTTCTGTTTCCGGCGCGAATAGTGATCGCTCCGACTGGCTCACGAGGAAAGCACCCGAACCGACCCGGCAAATGCGCTACCGTTGGGGATCTTGTTTCGTTCTATGATTTCATCTCCGCGCTCTCTGTCGTTGTATAGCTCGTAGGCCATAACGAGCGCCGCGCCGTCGTTGGTGGTGACTGTTCGCAGCTTTGCAAGCGTTGACGCCTTTTCAGTAATGTCCTCAAAGACTGAGGTTTTCAAATCGGTCAACGCTTCAAAACTCTCGTTACTGCCGCCCGTTTCGGCTTCGGTTGCTATCCTGTCGGCTATCTTGTCGCGGACTTCGATCGCGTCGTCGTAGCTTGTAAAGTCCAGACCAGCCAAAGCCAGCGCCGCCCCTGCTAAAGACGAGCGCCAGTAGAGCCGCTGTAATGCGAAGCGGTTCTCTTCTTGCTGCTTTTCGCCTGGTGTCGTTTGGTTTGGGTTCGCCGTGTCGCCTTCGGTCCCGTCGCCTAAAATGTCATCGTATGCCGCGAAATCATCAGGGGCACCTAAGATCGTTTGGAAGTCATCCACAAACGTTGCAGGGGTTTGAAATAACGTCGCAGCACTCGCAGCCAGTGCCGCTGTTTTTTCCTTGATGGTAACCACATCAGCCACCGCCGCCCCTGGTGCGTTTAGTGCGTCTTCTACGTGCTGGAGCTTGTGGTCGAGATCATCGACAGCCGCTTTGGTTAGATAGAGGTATTTCGTCAGGCTAAAGTTGTTTGTAAAGTCTGTTTTCGCTGCCGCTTTGACGGCATCGGCTGCGCTTTCAACCTTGCCCTTTGTAAGTGCTGCACCCGTGGGAAAGGTAAGTTCCCCCGCCTCAACAAAGGTGAATTCTAACGTTGCCATCCGGCCGTCTGTTGTTGTCTCGCCTAAGCTGAACGATTCACACACAACCCGCATCCGCCCAAGGTATGGATGGATCAAAACGCCGGGGCCTGGTTTCTCTGCCGCTGCTATCAACTGATCGCGGCGTTGCATGTATCGATCGCCAATGATGAACGCGGAGATCGTCAACTCTCTTGTAGCGCGCCCCATGTCCTCGATCGCTGGGATGTCCCGTTGTGGGTATTCGTGCCGGGCTACTCTGCGCCCAAAGGTGCCAGATGTTCCTTCAACCTCAAAAGCCACACCGCGCCAGCTTGCCGGTCGTAATGAATCGCGCCAACTCATCTAATCCCCCACCCGCCGGGTTCCACGTTTCTCAGTTCTAACTTTTGTGCCTTCGCCCTCTCTATCTACCCTTACGTCGGTACCTGCTGGCGCATTGACAAAACGGACGGTTACCTGTGACTTCGACGGCTTCAGGAAGCTCCCCCCCTGGATACCACTACCGCCAACGGTGGGCGCACCTTGCCCCGCTCTTAACTGGGCGACCTTGGGGATCAGCGTCGGTCTTTTTCCTGAACCCTTGCCAATCAATGCGAGCGTTTCCGACATTCGTTTATCTTGTGCCGCTTCGATCTGTCGTTGCGTGTCCCTTAAAGACGCCTCTGCATTTGTCCCAAAACGTCCGCCTGCATCCATAGCAAATGCCGCCGACTGGCTAACCGGTTTACCTGCTTTGTCAACCATGCCAGTAAACCCGCCGCCCAATGATGCCGCGTCAAGTCGTGCTGATTCTTCTTTTCGTTGCTTTTGGTTTTCTCGTTCTTTTCGTCTTTGGGCGCTTTGATCTAGCCCTCGCTTAATGATGGCCCCCGCAGTAATTGCCGCCGCCGCTGCCAATGCAAACGCGCCACCCCATGCACCTCCCGCAGCCTTTCCGAGTGCCGACATTTGGCCCAGTGTTCCAAGTCCTGCGGTAAGCTTCGCGACCCCGCCAACAGCCGCCATTATATCCAGAACAAAGGAACCCGCCATCAAGGCCCCCAGAGCCATCAACGCGGTCTTCACTCCTCCGATTGCATCCAGTGCAGAAACAAACGAGGCACGGAACTTTTTTACGTCCTTGGCGATCTGGTTCCAATCAATTTTAGACAACCACCGCCACAACTGCCGAACAAATCGAGCCGCTGTTTTGAACACGTCCTGGAGCCGCTGAGATATTAGCGCGCGGTTTGTAACGATGTATTTCCTGGTCCGGTCTGCGAGCTTAGTTAACCACGGGGCAAGTGCTTTGCTCAATTCGAGTACGATCCCACTGATGGCCGTCTTTAACTTCAGCACCGCGGTCATATAGTTCTGGGCGCTCTTAATTGCCTTACCATCTAGCTGTCCGCCGAGTTGTCGGAACTCCCGGCGCATACCTAAGATCGATCCCGCTGATTCATCAGCCAACCGGGAGATCACCAGGGCAGACCCGCCGAAAGCTTGATTTGCAAAGGCTGCACGGGCTGCGGGATCTTCGATCTCGCGCATTGCCTCCACCAACATCTCAAAGGCTTCCCCGGTTGTTTTGGCCCCGTCTATTTGCTTGATTAGCGCCCTAGCTCCGACCTGCTCAAGAAACCCATAAAGCGATCCGGTTTTGGCTCTGAGTTCACCAACTCGGATCCCCGTTTCCTTCATGCCGTCCCGCAATAGGTCCTCTTCAATACCCAGTCGGCGCGCTACGTGGGTGTATTCCTGAAGCTCTGAAACCGTTAAGCCGTATTGCTTGGCGAGCCGTGCAGAAACATCGATGGCCTTCATCGTGGAGTCCACCAACTTAACCACACCAACCGCGCCAGCCATGCCCATAGCAGCGCCAGCGGCGGCAGCTTTCAACGCCATCTTACCGAGCCAGATTGTCGCCTTTCCGGCCGCCTTGTTGACCTTACGCAAACCCTTTAAAAGCTTACCAGTGAGAGCGCCGCTGATTCGCCGGATCGGACGGGTGGCACGGTCAACCGCCTTGATGGTGGTTTTTATGGAGTAGTTAACTGCCATGTTCCTGCTTTCTTATATCTCCCAGAATTCGGTCCGCCTCATTGTGCCACATAACGATCTCTTCAGGTGATAACAAATTAAGCTCCGATGGACTCCAGTGGAATATATAAGCCAACTCGGCTTGAAGTGCTGTCAGGTCGGACAGATATTTTTTTAGGTAGGGTCCGGTTGTTCCGGTTCCTCCGATTTCCTTGGATCTGGCCCTTCACCTGTCAGGTATTCCAAAAAGACCCCGATAGGCCCCATGTCAACCAGATCGATCGCTTCAATCTCTTTCATGGTGAGATTACACAACCGCATTAAAAGAACGGTCGTAATAGCGATCTCCCCTTTGGCTTGTCGCTCTGCTGCGCGTAAATCGCCAAGGTTCGCCCGTCGGTAAAAATGCAGCTCCTCGATTTGCTCACCGTCACCGTAAATGGTGATCGGGTGGTTCAAGCTAATCGTGTGAATGGGCTGCGGCTCACTCTGCCGTCGTCCCATCCTCTAAAGCTCCTTGCCTTCCATGCCCTCAAAACGAACGCCAACTGTGCCTTCAGACGCGTCAATTTCAAGAGCGGAAGTACACCAAGCCTCTCGAAGCAAATAGATCTTACCGTTAGCGAGTTCGACCTTGATCGTGGCGTCGGTGATCTGCTCCAGGTCGGCGATTTTTAGATCTGCCGTCGTGTGAACGTCACCTTCTACAAAGGGAATTCGGGGCGTCTCTTTATACCCCGCAGGACCTGACAACCCCGCCAGCCCCTCACGCTCTGTGTTACTTGGGGAAACCGTCAAACGACCGGCCAACGTGTATTGAACCCCGTCAGCTTTTACGTATGCGGTGCCCGCTATTCTTTGTGCCATTGCTAGCCTCCTAAGTTATGCCGTAGCGGCGTCAGGGTATTGAAGACGAAATTGGACCAACGTACCCACAACGCGCAACTGGTTAGCCAAATCGGGCGGGTAAAGCACATCAACCCGGTTCGGGTCGCTTCCGTTACGCTCAACCACCAGGTTTGCGATGAATGCGTCGACATTCTCAACCAGTGCCAGCTTCTCAAGTTGCAGATACCCCGCCACCAATTCCGCTTTGATTGTGGACGGTGACACAACCGCCTGACCGGCCCCAAAGTTGGTACCATCGTTGACAAGCTTATGGCGTGGATACTTGCTCTCAATACGGCTTTTCAAAAACCGCAAGATGTATTGCAAGGTTGCGAGTGTGTTGTAGTCCAAAAAGCTCGAATCAGGATTATCAAAAGCATCCTTTTGAAAGGTTGTGATTGCTCTAGTGATCCGAACCTTCCCGCCGCTGATAAACGTGGTCGCGATGCCATCAAACAACAAAGTGTTTTGCTCTGTTACTGTGAACGCGTCGCTTGCCTTTGGAGGTAAGATCCCCTCCAGCGGCAACGTCTGAAATGGTCGCGCTGGGTCAATCTTTGCGCTCTTTGCAATCGCACCCGCAGCCGCTGCGGCTACCTCTTCAGTTGGGTTGAGAAAATGGTCAACCCCGAAGGTGGTCATGTGCGGATCGTTTCGGCCATTGCCATAAGTCGTCAGCTCGCCCTGTGTGCCTTTCTTGGCTGAAAAGACGTGTCCATAAACTTGCTTGAGTGGACCCCATCGATCGGCCATTTCTGTCTGCAGTAAATCGGCTTGAGTGGTCAGGCTCCAGGGCATCACAATGTAATCGTAAGGGGTGTCACCCATCGCCGTAATCACATTGGTCAGACTTGGATCGCTTGCACCCGTTGCAAGGTGTGCCGGTGTGCCGTCCAGGTCATTACCACCAGCGGTTACGGTTACACCTTCGGGGTATTTCTCCCCACCAGCCAGCCCGGCATAGTTCGCGCGTACGTCAATGTCGTTGCCCAAGGTGCCCGCGTTGAGTGCGTTGATCTCGAAGGTATTACCAGCGGCAGCCACCAGAGCACAGGACAAACCGTCCACCTCAGCGGCAGCGTTTACTAATGCCGTTCTGATAGTGGCGGCACTGTCACCATTTGAAACAGCGCCTTGGATCAACTTGCCACCCACATACAGAGAAACGGTACCCGCTGACGTGGCTGGCCCTGTCACGGTGCACGTCAAGTTGCCGTCGCTCGCTGCGCCCCCTGTCGGGTTTGCGCTGGGGATTGCCCACACCTCCCCAAAGGGATCATTTGCAAAGTATGCCGCCGCCATTCGGTGAAGCTGTGAACCCTCACCAAACAAGCCGCGAGCCGCTGCCGCGCTTGTGACCTGAACCTCAGTCTCAGCCGTTGCGCTACCTGCGCTTAACATGGTGCCAAGTAGCAGCGTTTTTGGGTTATCGGAACCCGTCGCCGCCGCGCTATTGTCTATCTCTACATAGAACAGCGGCACTCTTAAATTGTTCGGAATCTGTGAAAATGGGACGCCCATGGTTTACGCCTCCTTTTTTGTTTTCTTTGTTGGCTTTTTAGGTGTCGGCTTTTTTGCTGCCGCCTGTTTCAAAACTTGAACGCAATCACCACAACGGATTTTACGAAGCCAATAACGACTGACGGGAACTTCAGCGCCGTCGATTGGGACGACCTTTCCACCGTTCGCGCCCGCGCTTCCATCCATTGGAAAACGGATCATTCGGTCAGCCGTTGGCTTAATTTGCATCGTGTTGGTCTTTCCTTGCATTGGTTAGCCTCCTAAGTATCCAGGCCGGTGATATCCAGTTCCGCGTCTATGTCGGAGTCTGGTGCCGTGCCGTTTTCGATCAAGTTCACGTCGATCTGTATCTGCTCCAGATCGTACGGGGTTGCCGGGTCGTACTGCGCTGTATGTTTGATATCGAAGCTCAACCGACACAACCCGCGCCGACCGTCGCCCGATCCATCTAAAACAACTTCCGATCGGATGGTGTCGATCACCTCGTACAAGGAGAGAAACGCCGGATCGGTCATAAGCGCCGATTGCACCACCTCCGCGAGATCGTCGAGCTTGCCCGCTAATGACGCATCGTCCGCGCCCGCGTCCCCCGTCGGTGTCTGAGTCTCGAAGCATTCGATATGTAATTTGTGAATGACATCGAAGAAAATCGCCGCGCCCCGTCTGCGTTCTTCCGTTTCTGAAGTGTAAACGTTCAGCATTGGCAACTGACCCACAGGGATCACCGTTGTGATCCGTGAATCGTAGATCCTCGCCGTTGGTACCTTTGCGGTCACTGTGCTCGCTGCTTTTAGACGTGTGACCACATCTTGCCGCGCTGCTTTTCTGTCGTTCTGTGCGCCCATACATCACCCGTGCAAATAGAGCTTTACGGACCCGCGCCCATCTGGCTCTACCTCCTCCACTGTGTATGAGGTGCCCCCGTCCACTGTCAGCGTGTCACCGGGTACGGGTGTTGTGCTGCCGGAATTGAGATCGGCAAGTCTAAGATCTACCACCGGCCGCCGTGACGCTATGCCCTGCTCGGCCGGTGACAATTGAACCTCGACGTAAGGACGGTCAAAAACCGCG